AGGAAGAGAGTAAAAAACTAACAAAGTTCGAAGGACACTTATCTGTAAAAGGTTCTCGTATAAATGGATATGATGAATGTTCAGAAAAGACCTTGACAGATTTAAGGTTACTTGATAGACTAGTAGAAGGTGGTAATATTATTGCATCTAAGTTTATGGACGAGATTCCAAGAAGTAAACTAAAAGACGGAAACGATTTACCTACAAAGAATACATTATTAATAAAAGTGATTAAATGATACTAATAGATTTTACGCAGACCATAATTGCTGGTCTAATGGCACAATTGAAAATGAATGGTGGTGAAGTATCAGAAGATATGTTACGACACATGATTCTAAACTCAGTACGGAACTATCAGAAGAAGTACGCAGCTGATTATGGACAGATAGTGTTGTGTACAGATGCACCTAACACTTGGAGAAAAGAGTTCATGCCTTTATATAAGGCGAACCGTAAGAAGACTCGTGATGCATCAGACCTTGATTGGAAGATGTTATTTCAAACCTTGAATGTGGTTAAACAAGAAATCAAAGAGAACTTCCCGTACAGATATATGTATGTCGAACGTGCAGAGGCAGACGACATAATTGCAATACTGGTTAAACACGCAAGAGAACCAGTAATGATTGTGAGTGGAGATAAGGACTTCCAGCAACTACATAAATATGATTATGTAAAACAATGGAGTCCCAACCTAAATAAATTAATAACTTGTGAGAACCCCGATTTGTTTTTAAAAGAACATATATTAACTGGGGACAAGTCAGATGGTATTCCAAACATATTGTCTAATGATAATTGTTTTGCAGAGGGTATAAGACAAACCCCATTGAGAAAAGGTATTAAAGATTCCTATCTCAGAATGACCATTGAAAAGGACGATAAATACTATCGTAACTATTTAAGAAATCAAACTCTTATTGACCTAGAGTTTATTCCTCAAGATATCGAGGATAAGATTCTTGAAGAGTATGAGAACACCATACCTGTAAAAGGAAAGGTCTTTGATTACTTAAGAGTGCATAGGTTGAATGAGTTATTAAATCATGTAGAGGACTTTACATTATGACAGAAAAAAGAGGAAGAGGGCGACCTAAAGGAGCTCCAAATAAACCATTAATGAAGTTGGTTACCGAAAGGAAAGAACTTCTAGGTAATGCAGACGTATACGAAATATTGTGTCAAGCAAATATCGTTGCAGAAGAATCGCCTGAACTTGCAGTTCAAGGACTTCAAGTATTCAATGATAAGAATGGTGCAGTTAAACCAGTTTTACAGTGGGCATTTGATGTCAACATTAATTCTACTTTACCCGAAGGGAAAACCCCGTACGGAGAAAATGATGCACCTGCAACAGACCTTGCAGAAACTTCTCTAAGGTTTGAACACAAGTTGTTTAAGTACTTTGTAACGGAACAGATTCCAGTGGTTAAAAGAGAACATATGTGGATTGGTCTACTCGAAGGTATTCCTAAAGAGGAAGCAGAGTTGATTGACCTAGTAAAAGACGGTAAGTGGCCGTTTAAAAATATCACTAAAGAAATCGCAAAAACAGCGTTTTCAGAAATTAACATTTAATAAATACTTGTAGTGGTTCGAGACTATACATAGACAAACTGGTCTTTATTGTTAAAGGACAAATAACTTCAATAGTCGCACACCGCTCCATGGATTGAGAGGACAAATTAAATATGGAAAACCATGAAACACCTTCTGCATTTGAGCAGGAACAAGTAGAGCATCAACCCACAGAAATCGAAAGAATTCAAAATAGAGTTCAAGATTTTAAAGTTGGTCTCAAACCAAACACTGCACAAGCAGCTCTTTCATCTATACAAATTCTTTTAAGTAAAGGTCTCATTAAAGTTGAAGAACTTGATGCGATTATTTCTATTCGTGAAGAAATTAATAAAGGTCTCATTGATTATGAAACTACTGTTAAGTCTGCACAAATGGATATGGAACGTGCTCAACAGAACTTGTTAATAGAACAACAAGCAGAACGTCAAAGAGTTCTTGACGAAAAGGATACTCAGATAGAAGACGAAAGACTATTGAGAAAATCTACTCAAGATAGACTCGAAGGTTCAATGAACAGACTTGCACAAATGGAAGCAGTTCTTAAGTCTCATGGAATCAATATGGACTTGGACGGAGACGGAGTGATTGGTCTTAAAGACGGACAAGTTGCAGATACACTAAGTGCAAGTGAACAAGCAGAAGTTGATTCTATTGTCGAAGGTTATGATGCAAATGGTTCTCCAACAACCGAAGTTCCTCAAGTACAACCCAACCCTAATCATAAAACAAGTGGTGCATTTAAACTTGCACGAATGATGAATCCTATTGAGGAAGGTGCGAACGGTACTACTGCAGAAGATATGTCTGTTGCAGATATTACACATGACCCTGCACTTCAAGAAAAAATTGAAGAGACTTCTGAGGCATTCAGAAAGTATGAAGAGTCTCAAGATATGCCACCACAAGTTGCAGGTGGATTGATTGCAGGTGAAGATACTGAATCATTCTTAGACGAAGTTGATAGAGTACAGGAAGTTGCAGACATTGATTCAATGACTGATGCAGAAGAAGAAGAAAGTTTTGAATCTGAATGGGAAGACCCTACACTTGATATTGGTTATGACGATGAAGATACTGCAGAAGAAGAAGGTAAAAATATTTTTGCAGGTAACTTCGAACCTTTTGATGATGTACCCCCACCAACAGAAATATCACGAAGAGAAAAGGTTTTACTAGACCCTCTTGAAGCAAGTCAAAGAAGTGATGAAATCAATGCAGAGATTCCTAAACCTCAAAACGTTTCTGCACCAATAATCAGTGGTGGTAATGCACCTAGTATTACTAAAGAACATCTTGCAGACGGAGTCTATGTTGAGAAAGAAGAGATTGGTGAGAATGACGTAGTCGTATCTGCAGACAACATTAAGACTATAGAGAACTATGAAGACTTAGAAGCAGAAGAAGAGTTTGAAGAAGTTGTAATCCCTAATCGTACAGACTTAGAAGGAATGACTAAAAATGAAATTCTAAGCTCTGCAGGAAATCTTAGTTTTGTTATCGATAGTAAATTAACTAAACCCCTAATGATTGATAGTTTTGAATCACAAGCAAATGCTCTTATTGAAGAACTAACTGCAGGTGAATCCTTTGAATCTATTACAGAGGAGACTGTAGATGGTGATGACGATAGGAGAGACGGCGGGTACTTTTAAATCCGTAGTTAGACCTTTAAGGTTAAACGAAGTATCATATATCTATAGAGTATTTTTCGAAGGTACTGAGGATAGTGTACTTCGTTTTGACTTACCCCAAGAATTAACAATAAGACTAGGTTCCCACTATAACGGTGGGTTCGTTTATATTACTGAATATAATCTAGGGATATTAAAAGTTAGCTTATTCGATAGTGATAATTCACTAGGAGAAGCCAATTGTTTTCTTTATAAACCTAGAGGTAATCCTCAATCAAATACTCTCAATGCAGATGACGATGCACAATTCATATGCATTCCAAAAGACCAAACAGATTTTAAAGAGGGTGATAAAATAGTTTACTCTCTTGTAAATGAAACCGAAGAAGAAGAACGTTATATAAGAGTAGACCGTGTCTCGTAATATCCCAATCACTGCAGTTGACCAATTCGATTTCCTAGAACACCGTAGGGAACAAGAGAAGAAACACTGGAACAAAAAGTTAAATAAAGATTCCAGTCCTCTCGATTCAATTCTTACCGTTGAGATTAACACTACAGAGTTGTGCAACAGAACGTGTGTGTTTTGTCCAAGACATGACCCCAAGGTTTATCCAAACCAAAACTTACACTTGACTGTTAAAGGTGCAGGACTGATTGCAGAAGAATTAGCAGACAATGGATTCCATGGTAAGATTTCATTCAGTGGATTTGGAGAGAACTTATTGAATCCTTGGTTTCAACAAATCGTAAGAACCTTTAGATTCAGCTTACCACAAGCAACACTAGAGTGTAACACTAACGGTGATAAGTTAACAGCAGATTATACCCAAGGATTATTTCGTGCAGGATTAGATTTACTTTACATTAACCTGTATGACGGAGTGGAACAAATGGAACACTTCGACCACATGATGAACGAAGCAAGAATACGAGAAGAATGTTATAAGTACAGAATGCACTGGGGTGATTTCGAGAAACATGGATTGATATTAAACAATCGTAGTGGAGTTGTTGACTGGGTTGGAATAGAAGAAACAGACATTACCAGTCTAAAAGGAAAGCCATGTCACTACCCGTTCTATAAAATGTTTGTCGATTGGAATGGTGACGTATTGTTCTGTAGTAATGACTGGGGTAAAGAACACGTTGTGGGTAATCTCATGCAACAGAGTTTACATGACGTATGGTTTAGTAAACCCATGAACAAGATTAGGAAAAGATTAATGAGAGGAGACCGAAGTAAGTCCCCTTGTAACAAGTGTAGTGTAGACGGTTCACTATTTGGAAAACCGTCATTCGATTTGATTAAGGAATATTATGAAAGTAGCAATAACAGGAAGTAGTGGTCTCGCAAAGAACATAAAGGATACACTAGAAGCAACACCCTATAGAGGAGACACCATTGAAGTGTCTACACCTAGAATAGACGACATACTAATGAATGACGTTAACTGGTGGGGATTTGATTATGACAACCCTAATCATATTGACGTGTTAATTAACTTTGCACATAGAGACTTTGACCAAACTAAAATCCTAGAGATAGCTCACCGTGCATGGAAAAATGATAGTACAAAACAAATCATAAATTTTTCTAGTCGTGCAAGTCAACCAAACATTTCTAAGGGACATATGTATGCCTCTCAGAAGTCCTCTCTAAACCATTTGAGTAATAACCTAACGTACAACTCCGATAAGAAATATAAATGCACTACACTTAACCTAGGACTGTTACAGAACGAAGATATACCTAGTCTTCAATGGTCTAGT